CCCTACACAGGACCTTGGGATGGAGTAGTTACCTTTCTATATATTCCCTGGCCTAAGTGCTTGGAATACCTGTGTAGGGCTTATACACACTGATATAATTATGGTTAATGACTGACAAAGAGTTAGACCATTATAATAAGCAAGAGTATAAAAAAAGGCTTGCAAAAATTAAAGAAGACTCTGGGTGCGTAGATTGTGGAATTAACAATCACATTATTTTAGATTTTGATCATGTAAGAGATAAAAAATATAATATTTCAAGAATGATTCATGATGGATTTTCATGGAAAGCAATAAAAAAAGAAATAGAGAAATGTGAAGTTGTCTGTGCTAATTGTCATAGGATAAGAACGTACCATAGATTGACACGAACAATAGCCTAATGCTATAATTAATAGATTGTTAGTAAATGGAGATATATGCCAGTATACGATTATAAATGTGTAACGTGTTCTTCTACTATTGAATTTAAACGAGAGTTTGGTGAAGATAGGGAACCTTCATGCTGTAATAAAACAATGCAAAGGCAATGGTCGTCACCTGGAGTTATGTTTAATGCCCCAGGATTTTATTCTACAGATAATAGAAAGTAACGGTATACTATGAATACAATGATTGCAGAAAAAGTTGTAAGCAAAGAGTGGGCTCTTGGCCCAATGGATCGTTGTGATTCTTGTGCTGCAGAAGCCCTTGTAAAGATAACTGGACTAACTGGAGACTTAATGTTTTGTGGTCATCACTACAATAAAATTATTGATAATCCAGAAGGCTATGCAAAAATGATGGCATTTATGCTTACAATAATTGATGAGCGTGAAAAATTAGTTGAAAACAAAGCGAAAGGCAAGGACTACTAATGTATCAATATTTTGTTAAAGAAGTAAAAAGTGTTGTTGATGGAGACACAATTGATGTTTTAATTGATTTAGGGTTTGATATTTTATTTGCATCTCGTGTAAGACTTGCTGGTATTGATACTCCTGAATCTCGCACAACAGATAAGGCAGAAAAAGTCCTTGGTCTTGAGTCTAAAGAATACTTAAAAAAACAACTCAAAGATGCTAAGTCTGTTGTAATTAAAACAGAAAAAATGAACTCTTCAGAAAAGTTTGGTCGCATTTTGGGTTGGCTATATGTAAATGGTGAAACAGAATCTATTAATGATAAAATGATTAATGATGGATATGCATGGGGATATCTTGGTGATACTAAAGTTAAAGACTTTGAAGCATTAAAAAAGGCTAGAGCAAAGTCTGGAAAATGAAAAACGTATTTTATTTTACAGCAGACTGGTGTGGTCCATGTAAAAAGGTTCGCCCAATTGTTGAAGAGTTAGTTAAAGATGGACACTCTTTTCAAATTATAGATGTTGATATTGAAAAAGAATTAGTCAAAAATTTTGAAATCAGTTCAGTACCAACCTTTATATTGTTTGAAAATGAAAAACAAATTAATCGTATTTCAGGTGCACAAACAAAAAATAGTTTGGAGTTATTTATAAATGGACAAATTAAATAAAACTTTTTACCATTTACAAATAGCAAAATGCGGTGGCACATATATTAATAATATGTTTGTTCATAGTTTATTTAACATATTTAATGAAAATTCTATTAAATATATAGATGGAGAATATCACTTAGGGTGGCAAGAGATTGAAAAGATATATACGTTATCATGCTTTAGAGATCCATTAAAAAGGACAATCAGTCATTATGCTTATTATAAAAATGGTGGTCACGAAGGAAAGCCAGTAGACGGATTACCAAACTTTATTGATTGGGTAAAAGAAAATAAAAACCTTCTTGAAAACTATCAAGTTAAAAACTTTTTATATACAAAGAAAAATTTTAATTTAAATCCATTTAATCCAACTAGTGGAATGGATCCTGACTTTATGTCAATTAAAGTAGATAAAAATAAAGTAATGAATAGAGTTAAAAATACTAATATTTTATTAAAAAATTCTCAACTTAATGACTCAACATGTTTAAATGTAATGCAAAAAATTTTAAATGATTTTGGATTAAATAAAAAATCTTTTATTGATAAACATAAAAAGTATGATCATAATATTACTATTGGATCAAAAGAAATATATGATACATTAAGCATTAAAGATATGGATTACATATATAGTATTAATGATTTTGATTCAGAGATATATATGTCTGATAGTTTATTTTTTAATGATGGTAAATAATGAAAAAAAACTATTTTGATGGTGCTTGGCAATGGAGAGAAGAAGATATAAACACTGTTGGTCTTCCAAGACCTTTTGCATTTCCAAATAGAAAGGGTATGGCAAAAAAGGTTCCAATTCCTTGGCAGTCTGAAGATAGGTTTGAATCTAAAGGACATCTTGGATTGAACCAAGTTAATGAAGATTTAGTATTTAAAAATAGCATCTGTGGCTATTGTGGAATAAAGATTAATGATGAAGAAATTACACAAAGATGGATTACTGCACCAGTTGAATTAACAACACATGATGGACCAAAAGTTTTTTCAGACTTCCATCCATTGCATCTTGAATGTATGGAGCAAGCAAGAATTTTTTGTCCACATATGAGAAAGTTATTTGATGAAGATTTTGAAATAGGACTTTTTAAAAATTTAAAAAATAATGCAATATTGGATAGACTTAAAAGTAAAGAAGGACTAGAATAATGAATGATGATGAACTTATAGAAGATCTTATCTTAAAGGGTGGAATTCAGGCTGCAGGGGTTGATTCTCAAACTGGAGAGTTGCTTTATGCGTTTACTCCTAAAATTAAAGAACTTATGCCAGAATTATATGAAGATCATATTTCTAGTGTTAATACTGAAGTGATGGGGCTTTGGGAAAAAGGGTATATAAATATTGACCTATTTGAAAAAGACCCAGTAATAACACTATCAGAAAAGGCATTAAATAAAGAAGAGGTTGAAAAACTTTCACCAAGGGATCAGTGGTCTTTGTATGAGATTAAACGCATAATTATATCTCCAAGAGAAGAACTCTGATATAATCAGTATATAAACCTAGGAGGTTCATTATGCCAGTAGGCGGAGGCGGAAAGCCAGCAGGAGGATATCGTGCAGGCAAAAAGGGTACATACGGATGCGATGGATACCCAACAGTAAGTGCAGATGGAACAGTTCATGGGTGCCACCCTACAAAGGCTAAAGCAGCAGCACAGGCTCGTGCAATTTGGGCAAGCACTGCTCGCAAATCAATTACATCAGTAGAAAAGTCAATGGTCACAGAAGGTGACTTTGTTATGTTTATCAATGAAGATGATGAAATTAAAGTTGGTCGTGTTGAGTATGTAATGACAAACCCTGGTTTACTTGGACTTGCTGGTTCTGAATATTCAATGGAGTATGCAGAAGACGACAAACCAGTTATTATTCGCATGTATGAAGAAGAAGATGGTGCATGGGAAGAAGAAGAATGTGTTGTTTATCATCGCATGTCAGAAGTTGTTAAAATTGAATCACTATCTGTGTCTGTTGATCTAATTGTTGAAATGGGTTCAACTGATTCAGGAATTCCAGAAACAGATTCAGAAACATTGATGGCAATGTATGATGCACAAATTGGTAAAGCAGAAAAGCCTAACTATGAAGACATGATTAAGCCAAGACGTGGTGGAAGCAATCCATCAAATCCTAAACTTTATGCAAGAGTTGTGCAAGCAGCAAAAGATAAGTTTGATGTATATCCATCTGCGGTTGCCAATGCATGGGTAGTTGCTGAATATAAACGACGTGGTGGTACATATAAGTCTGAGCCTAAAACAACTAAAACAATTTGGGATGGAAGCGTTTTTGATCCAAAGGGATTTACAAAGTAATGCCAAAAAGAAAATCAACTGCTTTTAATCCAATGCAAATTAAAGATGGTTGGATAGTACGTTTATATAAAGATGGTAGGATCAAATCAAAAATTGAACCATACTCTCCAAAAATAAAAAAGGAAAATAAAAATGGCTGATACATATACACCTAATGACGGAATGAAAGCAGCAGCACGTCGTGCACTTAAATGGAAGGCTGATGGCAAAGCAACAGGTGCTGGAACTCCAGTTGGCTGGGGAAGGGCAACAGATATAGTTGCTGGAAGATCTATGTCTCTTGATACTGTTAAAAGAATGTTTTCTTTTTTTTCACGTCACGAGGTAGACAAAAAAGGAAAAGATTTTTATAATACAAGTAATCCATCTAATGGAAGAATTATGTGGGATGCTTGGGGTGGGGATGCAGGTTTTACTTGGAGTCGTACAATTGTAGAACGAGAAAAGAAAAAGGTAGAAAAAATTTGGCAGGGCACTGCCTTTGATCTAAAAAAATAGGGGGATAAGTGGAAAATTTAGATAAAAATGAATTAGTTCAACTAGTAACATTTTATAAACAAAAACTATCTGATACAGAATTGGATTTGTTAAAGTTACAACTTGAGATAAATAAACTTAACTCTATGCTTTTAAGTTTAAATAAGCAATCTGAAAAAAAATCTAAGTAAAAAATGGAATATTTGTTGATTGTGGGGTTGACATTCGTTGTCTCATGGTCTATAATTAAAATATCAAATAAAAAAAGAGGAAGATTTTTATCAAAGATTAGATATAGACAAAGCAATATCTATGAAATGGTTAAAGATGTTATTCCAAAAGAAATGTTTGATAAACCAAAGGTTATAACACAGTCTCAAAAACATGTTCAAAAAAACATGCTAAAGGTTGTAATAACCGAAGGTAGTGCATATTGGATATTAGACAATGTGTTTTATACTGCTAAGGCTATTAATGGAAGAGTAGATGAAAGCACGGTAAAACCATTAGATATTGAAAATTTGTCAAAAAAAGATTTAGTAAAAATGTTATCTATATTAGATGACTTAAGAAAAGGAATGGAATCAAATGATAGTGGCGGTTCAGGGAACAGCGGAGTTTAACGATTATAATGTTTTTCTTCGTGCTATGAGCGTTGCCTTGTCTGGAATGAAACAAGATGATAAAGAATTTATAATTTATTCTGTTGGTCCAGCAAGAGTGAATAATTTTGTTTCAGAATTTTCTAATTTGTCTGAACGTGGCATGAAGGCTAGAGGTAAAAAAATTAAATTTTATAATACAGCACCTTCATGGCTTGATACAAATATGAACCAGGTAAATTATTTTGCTTTTTTAAGCAAACCAAATGAGTCAAAATCTAGATTAGTTTCTAGTGCTGAATCAAAAAATATTGAAGTTGGAATTTTTAGGTATTAGGAGAGCATATGATTATTAGAAGTTTAAATACAATGGATAAAATTGTAAACAAAAACAAAAACCTTGTTTGGGATGGATGGAATGTTATTGATCTAAAAGAATCAGACATGGCAAAAACATCTGTAAATGGAATTAGAATAAAAGATAAGTGGTACTTACATAAAATATACAAACCAGGTCGTAATGGTTGGGATATTCCAAATAAGTATAGGGAGTAATCTTGAAGCAGCATTTATGGAAAGATGAGGCTTCTTGTTTAGGTCTTGAAACAAATTTATACTTTGATAAGTATGAAGATGAAGAAGGAATTAGACATAACGTTGATGCACTTTGTAGACAGTGCCCTGTTAGAAAAACATGTTTTGCTAATGGAGTATCTGGAAAAGAGTGGGGAATTTGGGGAGGTATTTATCTTGAAACTGGAGAAATCTCAAGAGAATTTAATAAACATAAATCTAAACAAGACTGGTCAAACACTTGGCAAGCACTGACAATGGAGTAATATAGTGATTATACAAATAATTGGACTACCTGGATCTGGTAAAACGGAACTGGCAAAATCACTTAAAGACCGTATAAATGCTATTCATCTTAATGCAGATGAGGTAAGATCAACAGTTAATTCGGATCTTGGTTTTACCGCTAAAGATCGCATAGAGCAAGCACGACGTATGGGTGAAATGGCTAGGCTTATTGCTAAGCAAGGAGTTGCTCCAGTAATTGTAGATTTTGTCTGTCCAACAGATGCTACAAGAGAGGCATTTGGTAAGCCAGATATTTTAATTTTTATGGATACAATTCAAAAAGGTAGATTTGAAGACACAAATAAAATATTTACAACACCAAAAGAGTTTGACTTTATGTTTTCTGATCATGAAAAAAATCCATACGATAAAGCAAGTTTAATTATTTCTTTATTTGAATTACATGATTGGTCCGCTCCAACAACATTGATGCTTGGTCGCTATCAACCTTGGCATGAAGGGCATCATGCTTTGTATAAAGAGGCAGGGAAAAGAACAGAGCAGGTACTACTTGGAATACGTAATACATACAAAACTAGTGAAAAAGATCCACTGACATTTGATGAAGTAAAGGGTTATATTGATAAAGATGAATTTATGAAGGATGCAATGGTATTGCGTTTGCCAAACATTACTAACATTGTTTATGGTCGTGATGTTGGATACAAGATTGAACAAGTAGATTTGGGGGCAGAGATTCATGCTATTTCGGCTACTGAAAAACGTCGTCAACTGGGTATCTAATGTTGGGCAAGGAATTGTAGATGCAGAAGACCGATATATTAAAGGCATGTTTAAGGAAGATATAGATGATGAAAGTAACCAAGACTAGATCATTTGTTAAGGCATTAAGTTATCGCATATGGGGAACCTTGTCCTCTGTTGCTGTTGCTTATGTTATTACAAAAAATACTTCACTTTCTATAACAATTGCATTTTGGGAAACTGTTGTCAAAGTATTTATTTATTACGCACATGAACGTGGATGGAATTATATTCAGTGGGGTAGAAAATAATGTATACAGATTCTATGCGAAAAGCCTTTCATTCAATACAGGCTCCAAAAGGATTTTCTGTTGAACTTGTTGACAATGATCACTTTCTTACAATTAAGTTAAATGAAAAACAATTTGCTAAAATGGTTCATGATGAAAAAATTCGGGCACTGCAATACACCGTTCAATTAAAAAAAGCATTAGAGATGGAAGGCGCTGTAGTATTAGTCACTAGAGAGGCTGTTAAATGAAAAATATTGTTATTGTTGGTGGCGGGTCTGCTGGTTGGCTAACGGCTTTATATGCAAAAAAAATATATCAAGAAGATAATATTATTTTAGTAGAAAGTGAAGAATACGGCATTCTTGGTGCAGGAGAAGGATCTACTCCAAACATTATTGGCTTTATGAATTTTTTAGATATATCAGTAGAAGATTTAATAAAAAATTGCAATGCAACAATAAAAAATGGAATTAAATTTACAAATTGGTCTGAAAAAGAGGATAGTTATTTTCATCCGTTTCAGTCAATAAATGAGGCATCAAATGATTATAATTTTTATTTAAATAGTCGTTTTATAGAAAACGATACAAACTTTTCTCATTACTGCGCTTCTTTAAATGATCATGAATTTAAAGATTATGTCTTTGTTGAGAAATTTTCAAATAATTTTCAAGTCCCATATTTAAAAGAAAACAATCCTATCAGCATGAATCAACTATCTAATATATCTATTCATTTTGATGCAAACCTTTTAGCAAAATATTTAAGATTGATTGGAGAGTCTAGAGGAATCTTAAGAAAAGAAGGAATTGTAAGCGAAATATCTGAAGATTTAGAAGGATATATAAACAAAATAAAAACAAATAAAGAAGAAATAAGTTGTGATTTTGTTTTTGATTGTTCTGGTTTTAGAAGATTAATTATAGGAAAACATTATAAAATAAAATGGAAATCTTATTCAAAGTATCTTCCAGCAAAAAAAGCACTTCCATTTTTTTTAGAAATAGACAAAGACATACCACCGTATACAGAGGCAATTGCAATGGACTATGGATGGATGTGGAAGATTCCATTACAAAATAGGTATGGATGTGGATATGTCTTTGACAGTGACTTTATTTCAGACGAAGAAGCAAAAAAAGAAATAGAAAATTACTTAGGGTTTGAGCCAATATATCCTAGAAAAGATAAAGGCGCTTTTAATTTTGAAGCAGGATGTTTTGAAGAAGTTTGGAACAAAAACTGTTTGGCTGTTGGTCTATCCTCTGGATTTTTAGAACCATTAGAGGCAACATCAATAATGCAGTTAATCACGGTTTTAACAAAATTTATGTCAAATAAACAAAACTTAACTACAAAAAATAATTTAGTTAAAAAAAGATTTAATGATATGTATTTAGAAGAAACTCAAGAAATTGTTAACTTTTTATATTTACACTATGTAACAAATAAAATAAATACTAGTTTTTGGAAAAATTTTACAAAAAACAATGAAATGCCAGAAGAGATAAAATATATTTTGAGTGTTTGTAAAGATAAAACTTTATTTAATGATTTTGATTTTTATAAAAATAAAATTTTTTCTGCATACTCATATCACTATATTTTAATAGGAAATAAAATTATTGATAATGTTATTCTTAAAAGAAATGCAAACTTTATCTTAGACAATATCAAAAAAGAAAATTATAAAAATATTTTAAGAAAACAAGATTTTTTAATTCCTAAACTGTTGACACATAATTATTTTATTGATACAATAAAACAATGGGAGAATAATGATTAAATATATTATATGCAAAATAAAAAAACACACACTTGTTTTATCAGGATCTTGTCCATTTACTGGAAAAACTTACGATGTTTGTACAAGATGTGGGGTGAGCATTCCAAAATGAAAAAAAAGATTATTATATTAGTATTAGCAGCAATATCAAGTGCAATTGCATTTTCTTTGTTTTTTGCCTCACGAATGAGCAGGTTATCTGAACTAGATTTGTTTGACATTGAAGGTGAGGACTTTTAATCATGCCTGGAATAGAGTACAATAGATAGTATGAGAACTGCTATTTTAATATTTTTTGCAACAATGTCAATATCTCTTAGTGTTGCATACCTGGCTTTATTTGATAAATTAAAAAAATGTAATCTTGCTTTAACAAAGTTATTCCTTGAAAACGAAGGTCTAAAAGAAGTATTGTTTCAAAATAAAAGTATTGATAGCCAATCTGAAGATGTCATACATAAAGAAAATTTTATAAAATTCTTGTCTGATTCAAGAGATTGGGCATTTGAATACATTGAAACATCTCAAAAAACTATTAAAGAAGTTTCAGAGGAATTAAAAAAGCAAGGTCTTAATAATTACTCACAAAAACTTATGGAACTACTTCCAGAAAATATAGTAAAGGATTAAAAAATGAAAGAAATATTTTTTTCAATACTAACAGGTTTTGGGTGCGGTGTCGTGTTCGCAGCATTCAAATTGCCAGTACCAGCACCACCAGTTTTTGCGGGAGTCGCAGGAATTATTGGTTTATGGATTGGCTTTACAACAATAACACAAATTATATCCTAGGAGGAATAATGAATAATATACTAAACGATAAAAATAAAGCAATGCTAGCATCATACGGTAGATCTGTTCTTGGCTCAGTAATTGCACTTTATATGGCTGGCGTGACAGATCCTAAAGATCTTTGGGCTGCATTAGTTGCTGCTCTAGCACCAGTTGCATTAAGAGCACTAAATCCAAACGATAAGGCATTTGGCGTACTGCCAGATACTGGTGCTGTTTCAGATGCACTTAGCAAGATTGTACCTGCTAAGAAGGCTCCAGCAAAGAAAAAGGCTGCTGCTAAAAAGAAGTAGTTAGTTAATTAGGAAGGGCGAATTTACTTAAAATAGATTCGCCTTTCTTAATTTTTATATTGGAGAGTTATGGATTTTGTTTATATATGTAAAGATGGAAGCAATGAAGAACTAAGGTATTCAATTAGATCTGTAGTTGAAAGTTTTCCAGACTCAAACATATGGGTTGTTGGTGGTAAACCAGGCTGGTATTTTGGAAACCATATTAATATTAAACAAACATTAACTAAATATAGAAATGCAATTCAAAATCTTAATGCTATTTGTAATTCTGATGAAATTTCTGAACAATTTGTATTAATGAATGATGATTTTTACATTATTAAAAATATTAATACGATTAAAACATATCACGGTGGTTTACTTTTAGATAAAATAAATTTATATCAAAAGATTAATTCAAACTCTAACTATACTAGAAAACTTGCTGCCACATATAAAAAAATTAAGTCATTGGGCATTGAAGATCCACTTGATTACGAGTTGCATGTTCCAATGATAATGGAAAAAGAAAAATTAAGGCAAACTCTTAAAGACAATGATTCTTTTTTGTGGAGATCTATATATGGAAATATATTTAATGTTGGTGGAG